ATACGCACAGTTAAAGATGGACGGGATGCGCTTCAACGCTATCGTCAGAAGTGGTAAGGTAGAATTCCGTAGCCGAAATGGTAAACAGATTCATCTGTTGGGTAATCTCGAGAAAGAGTTTGCTGCACTTGCTGGCGATATTGATTGTGTATTCGATGGTGAGTTGTTGGTAATGTTTGAGGATGACTACCAGTTTGCAGATCGTCAGACTGGAAATGGTATTCTCAACAAAGCAAACAAGGGTACAATCTCTGCAAAGGAAGCATCATTGGTTCACGCCACTGTTTGGGATGTTATTCCATATGCGTACTTCACTGATGGTTACTGTCCGACTCCATACTCGAAACGATTCTCATCGTTGGAACTATTGACTAATAAACAGAAGTCAGAAGGTAAAAAGATATGGTGTGTTGCAAGTGATATTGTCCAGAGTCTGGAAGAAGCACAGGTGATCTTTGAAGATTATTTGTCAAAAGGTCTTGAAGGACTTATTCTAAAAGATGGTTCAGGTGTTTGGGAAGACAAACGTGCAAAGCATCAGATCAAATTCAAAGGTGAACTAGAATGCGATCTGAAGATTGTTGCAGTTGAAGAAGGTACAGGTAAAGCTGCAGGAATGCTCGGTGCTATCGTTTGTGAATCAGCAGATGGTATTGTAAAGGTAAATGTTGGATCTGGTTTTACAGATGCACACCGAAAGCAATATTGGAAAGAAAATTTAGTTGACAAAATTGTGGCAGTGAAGTATAATGCTAGGATCAAGAACAAAGCTGGAGAAGAATCTCTATTCCTTCCAGTGTTCATTGAAATTCGTAATGATAAAGATGTTGCAGATAATTCAAAGGTGATAAAATGAAAGTAGTGATCAATCGTTGTTATGGTGGTTTCGGTTTGAGCCACGAAGCTGTTATGCGATACTTTGAGATCAAAGGTATCACTGTTTATCCAGAACAAGAAGGTAGTATTGGTAGCTGGAAGTTTTGGACTTACTGGATAGTTAAGCCAGAAGATCGCATTGAGTCTAAAGAGGGTGAAGCCTTCTATGCGATGTCAATGGAAGATCGTCGTGCCTATAACCAAGCTCATTCCGAGCAAACTGTTTACCCACGAGACATCGAACGCCATGATCCAGCACTGGTTCAAGTAGTTGAAGAGATGGGTGACAAAGCTAATGGTGACCATGCTGAATTAAAAGTCGTGGAGATTCCTGATGATGTTAACTACATCATTGAAGAATATGATGGCTTAGAACACATTGCTGAACAACATAGGACTTGGGGTTAATTATGCGAGAACACATTGACTATGAAGAATTCTCAAAAAGAATGCATGAACAATTTCCTTTGATGTTTGCTGGTCGATATGGTGGCTTCGCTACTGGATCTGGATGGTGGCCAATGATTGAGACTTTGTGTACCAATATACAAAGTCATATTGATTGGAATAATAATATGGCAGAAAAGTATCCAGACATGAAGTATAAATCTATTAAGCAAGTACAGGTTGCTCAGATTAAAGAGAAGTTTGGCACATTGCGTTTCTATTACGATGGTGGTAATGATATAATTGCTGGTATGGTATCAATGGCAGAATCTTTGTCTGGACAAATTTGTGAAGAGTGTGGTGATAAAGGTGAACGTCGTAGTGGCGGATGGATTAGAACTCTTTGTGATAAACATGAAGAAGAGCGTCAACTGATAATGAATGAAAGGAAAGAAAATGTCTGATGGAAAAGTATGGGTAATGGTAGAAACAATTAGTCAATACCGTATGCGTTATATGGTTGAAGCACCAGCTGATCATCCTGAGTATGCTCTTGATGATGTTACCTGTGAAGATGCAAAAGAGTTTTCTCAGTTATGGCTCGGTGAGACAATCTTTAGTCATCGTGTTGTTCCAGAGGATGAAGCGATTGCTATCTGCGATGTTGATAATGATTATTGTAAATCATGGTCTTCTGAGCAGAAGATTGATACATTTTTCACTAAAGAAGGTGAAGGTAATGGTATGACTAAGTACCGAAACGAGAGGGTAACTCTATAATGTTTATTTTCGATGTGGAAACACTCGGTGTCGAATCAAATGCTGTCGTTCTATCGGCAGCATTGATTCATTTCGATCCAGAGAAACGTCCAACATATCAAGACCTACTTGATAATGCATGCTTTGTTAAGTTTAATGCCAAGGAACAGATGGATGCTGGTCGTACTGTTTCTAAATCTACTTTATCTTGGTGGAAAGAACAACACGACTACGTTAAACAGGTTAGCCTAAATCCTTCTCGTGATGATATGACTGTAAATAATGCATTCCTTAAACTCTACAAATATATGGGAGAACACAAAGATGCATTTAAACAAACTATGTGGGCACGTGGCTCATTAGACCAACTTGTAATTGATTCTTTGGCAGTTAAATTTGAATGCGAAGAAATTACAGGGTATAATATGTGGAGAGATGTTCGAACTGCAGTTGATATTTTGTATGGAACTACAAATGGATATGTAGATGTAGACCATCCTCTTTTTAAACGACATGAAGTTATCAAACACCATCCTGTGCACGATTGTGCACTGGATGCAATGCAACTTATGTATGGGAAATCAAATGCTTGATTGTATGATTATCGGTGATAGTATTGCAGTTGGTGTTAGTCAGATAAGAACTGAATGCGCATCAATTGCCAAAAGTGGTATCAACTCCAAAGTATGGAATGACAAACATCTGGATATGTTTAGTAGGGTTACTGCTCGTACACTTATTATTAGTCTTGGTGCAAACGATTATAAAGGAATCAAGACAGAAGAAAACATTCGTCTGTTAAGAAACCTTGCTGATGCTGACAGAGTTTTTTGGTTACTTCCTAGTCATAAACTAAAACCTGATCAAGTAGAAGCAGTAAAAAAGATTGCCACAGAGTTTGGTGATACAGTCATCCCTAGACCTGAGACTAACATAAGCCCAGATGGAGTTCATCCTACTTACAAGGGATATAAAACATTGGCAGAAAAAACTAAATAATGGAATTTTACACAACAGCCCATGCAGTGGGCGACAAGATCCTCGTTAGAGGATACGACAAAGGTAGACCGTATCAGCGTAAGGTAGATTTCTACCCTACGCTTTTTGTCACTTCTAATAAACCAACGAAGTTTAAAACACTTGATGATACCTATGTTGATCAAGTAAAACCAGGATCTATTCGTGAGACCAAAGACTTTGTTAAACGGTACGAAGATGTTGAGGGGTTTCCAGTATACGGCAACACAAACTATGCCTATCAATATATCAGTGACACTTATGGTGGTGATGTCAACTGGGATATTGAACAGATTAAAGTCTACACTATTGATATTGAAACCGCCACTGAATCTGGATTCCCAGATATCCGTACTGCCAATGAAGAGATTCTTCTGATCACTGTCAAAGATTTAATCAGCAAGAAGGTTATCACTTTCGGTCACTCTCCAACTGGAAAGATTTATAGTCACACTCGTGTCGATGTAACATATCAAGCATATACCAGCGAGTTGTCTTTGCTTAAAGATTTTATAATCTGGTGGCAACAAAACTACCCAGACATTATCACTGGCTGGAACACTGACTTCTTTGATAACGTATATCTCATTCGTCGTATCGCACGTGAACTTGGTGACACGTTTGCCAATAAAATCTCTCCATGGGGTATGGTGAATGAACGCAAGACATTCATCAAAGGTAACGAAGAACTTCACTATGACATTCTTGGTATCAGCCAGCTAGACTATCTGGAACTTTACAAGAAATATACCTACACTAAACAAGAATCCTACAAGCTAGACTATATTGCCGAACAGGAACTTGGTGATCGTAAGAAAGAGAATCCTGGAGTTGACTTCAAAGATTTCTACACGAACTACTGGCAAGAGTTTGTTGAGTATAACATTCACGACGTAGAGTTGGTTGACCGATTCGAAGACAAGATGCGTTTGATTGAACTGCATCTTACCATGGCATACAATGCCAAGATCAATCCAGAAGATGTTTACTCACAGGTACGTATGTGGGATACGATCATTTATAACCACCTGCGCCATAAGGGTATTGTTATTCCAGCCAAGACTTCTTCTGGTAAAGATGCTCAATTTGAAGGTGCGTATGTTAAAGATCCACTTATTGGTATGCACAAGTGGGTTGCGTCCTTTGACTTGAACAGTCTATATCCTCACTTGATTATGCAGTACAACATCAGTCCAGAAACATTGACAAGTGAAAAGCTATCTGTCACTGTTGATAAACTTCTCAACAAAGAAATTGATACTGATTATTGTAAGCGTCGTGACTTGGCACTGACTGCGAATGGTTGGACATATCGTAAAGACATCAAAGGGTTCATGCCTGAATTGATGGAGCAGATGTATATCAATCGTTCCAAGTTTAAGAAACAGATGTTGAAGATCGAACAGGAATACCAGAACGACAAGACAAAGGTTCATCTGTTGAAAGATATCTCTCGTTTAAATAACCTGCAGATGGCAATGAAGATTGCTCTGAACTCTGCTTATGGTGCGATGGGTAATCAGTACTTCAGATACTTTGACATTCGTATGGCTGAAGGTATTACAACTTCTGGTCAACTATCCATTCGTTGGATGGCGAATAAACTGAACGCATATCTAAACAGAGCACTCAAGACAGAAGGACAAGACTTCGTTGTGGCGATTGACACTGACTCAATCTACCTTACACTTGAGAAGCTGGTTGATAAAGTCTGTGGTGATAAGTCAACAGATGAGAAGATCAAGTATATGGATCGTGTTTGTGAAGAGATTCTACAACCATTCATTGATTCTGGTTATAGCGAACTCGCTGAGTACATGAATGCGTATTCTCAAAAGATGGTTATGAAGCGAGAGGTTCTAGCCGACAAAGCTATCTGGACTGCTAAGAAACGCTATGTGATTAACGTGCACAACTCTGAGGGTGTTCAGTATGCAAAACCCAAGATCAAAGTCATGGGTCTTGAGATGGTTAAGTCATCAACACCAGCAGTCATTCGTGATAAGTTGCGTGACAGTCTTAATGTTATTCTAAAAGGTGACCAAAAAGATCTTCATACATATGTTATGGACTTTAGAAAAGATTTTGATAAAATGTCAGCAGCAGAGATCGCATTTCCTCGTGGTGTTAATGGTATGAAAACATATGCTGGATCTCCGATCTATGTTAAGTCAACACCGATCCATGTTCGTGGTGCTTTACTTTATAACCACTACGTAAAGAAGATGGGACTTGATAAGAAGTACCAACCAATTCGTGATGGTGACAAGATCAAATTTGTCTATGTGCGCACACCGAATCCTTTACAGGAAGATGTTATTGCTTTCAGTCAACATATTCCGAAAGAGTTTGGAATAGAATCATACATAGATTATGACAAGATGTTTGAGAAAGTATTTCTTGATGCTCTACAGATTGTCATTGAACCGCTAGGATGGAAAACACAAGAAGAGTCTTCACTGGAAGACTTCTTTGGATAAGGAAGATATGTCAGAGACCATTTATTCTATTAGAGCAACACCGATTGTAGTATATAAATCAACTGAAGAAGTTTCAGCAGAAGAATATGTAGATATTCTTAGTATGGATTATCAAGAACCACATTATGATCCAGCAAACAATGCTGAGAATTTCCACAGAATAACTAACAATGCTTTTGTATTAGAACATCCTGCACTATCTAATATTAAAAAGACTTGTGTTAAATACTTCAATCAATACATAAAAGAAGTATTGATGATTACTGATGATTTTGTTATCACAAACTCTTGGGTTATTAGATGTCCAACAGATTCGAAACATCATTTACATATTCATCCAAATTCTATTTTCTCTGCGGTTTATTATATTTACGCAGATGATTCATCTGATATGATATTTCAGTATGATACTACATATGACACAGCTCACAAGTTCACTTATAATTTTAGT